TGCGTGTTCCCAACGCAGAAGCAGATGATATTATTGCTCGGTTCGTTGCATTGCATCCTGACGATGAACACTTCATTATTTCTAGTGATACTGATTTTGTGCAGTTGATTTCTGAAAACGTGCATCAATACAATGGTGTTGCCGGTCAATTGATTAAGCTTGACGGTTACTTCAATGACCGTGGCAAGCCTGTCAAGGATAAGAAGACAGGTGAACACAAGTTGCTTGAAGACCCGGAGTATCTCTTGTTCAAGAAGATTATTCGCGGTGACGCAACTGACAACGTATTCAGTGCTTATCCCGGTGTGCGTGAGAAGGGTTCTAAGAATTCTGTCGGCATTCGTGAAGCATTTGAGGACCGCGAAAAGCAAGGCTTCAAGTGGAATAACATGATGCTACAGCGTTGGGTGGATCACGATGAGATTGAACATCGGGTGCGTGATGACTATGAACGTAACAAAACACTCATTGATCTTAAGGCTCAGCCTACTGAAATCAAAGAAGCAGTAGATACTGTTATTCGTGAAAATGTTCGCACTATGGTTACGTCGAGTGTAGGCATTCACTTTATGAAGTTCTGTGGGAAGTATGAACTTACTCGCCTTAGCGAACAGGGTGATACTTACGCTAAATGGCTCAACAGTCCTTACAAAGGAGTTCTAAATGGTTAAAGAAATTCCAAGCGACCTTTTGTGTAAAGATTGCAAGTATAGTTTTATGTCGCTTAGTAACAGAATTATGACGTTGAACGGGCTGGCAGGCGCAAATAAATATACATACAAATGCAAGAAGGCATTTGTCGATCAAGAGGTAAAGTATGATCCAGTTCTAGGATCAGAAAAAATCAAACCAGAATATCAAAGTTGTGTTTGGGTTCGTCGTCCGGATTCTCCGTGTGGTCCCGAAGGAAAGCTTTGGGCACCTAAACATAAGAAAGATTTATTTAAAATGTTAGCAAAGGAATACAATGTCTGAACTAATAGCAAAACCTATCGTTAAAAATCAATTTTGGATTGTCACTGACGGAGAAAAAAAGGTCGGTAACATTGAAGCAAATAATGCAGGATATGGGGTGCAGGTAAATGGCACCTTCCTTCAATTCAACAACAAAGAAGAAATTAAAAAGAAGGCTCATATTAAGTTTCAACCACTTGATACTATTAAGATAAAACCCACTGTTCCTTATCCTGAATATCCTACCACTTCACGAGTTTATAACTCAGTATGCGATATTACAAGAGGATTGCATCTTTTTACCACAACACGCAAGAGTAAATGTCTTCATGCTGCTGGGTATTTCGTAATTGATCAAAACGGAACTGCATCAGTTCAATTTTGTCCCAAATATATCTTTATTCAACGATATGCATATAGTGGTCCCTATAAAACCTTAGATGAGGCAAAAAGACAGATAAATACTTGAGATGTTACATATTAAGCGATTCATAGATAAAATGGCCGTAGCAGAGTCAAAGCAAACTAAAGATTTGGTTTTGCCCATGTCCGATGCACGTGGATTGCGTGATGAATTGTCTAAACTATTATCTGATCTTTATGAAATGTCCCAAGGACAGAATAAAGAAAAGGATACAGAAATTTTACAAGTTGAAATCAAGGGTGGTTCTTTCTAATGAGTAGGACCCAACCCAAAGTCTTGCTAGAATACGTAGATAAGAAAACGTATAAAACAGATCAAATCGTAGAAGCTGCAGGTATTTGGGCTGTGTTCTACGATGATCAACCTATTAATCTAAAAAGTTCGCACTATCTTGCAAATGATGTTGCACCTAAGTATAAGAAAACAAGTTTTTCAAATCCTGGTCATGCACGAAATCTTTGCAGAAAGTTAAACGCACAATTTAAGACTGATAAGTTTACTGTAGTGTTTATGAATTCGGGTAGAGTGGTATATCCCGATGACCTATCCCAAGACCAAAATTGAAATAGTAAAAATAATACTGAATGAAGCCAAGGATGATCCAAATTTTCCTTGGAAAGATAAATCAGTCGACCAGTTAGTATTTCAATGGTTTATGACAGGCAGAAGCGGTTCCGGGCTAAGACTTACTGATGCAGGCGCTCAAGCACTCATTTCTGCAAAAATCTCTCATTATAATTTTAATTTCAATCCTCCAAAAAATGTTAGGGGAGAAGTAAATTGGGGGAAATATACTGTTATCTTAGATAAAAAAGTAATCTGTCCCTACTATGTGGGAATCAAAGTAGATGACAATGGCAAGAAACAACCGTATATTAGAATATATGATCACAAGATAGCAATGATGATGACGTTATACGGTGACTTTCAAAGCTACCTAGATTCGGTTAAATAGTATTTGTTTTTGTTCGCACTTGCAGCATAAATAGAACGTAGCAAAACTACATCACACACAGAGGAAAAAATTATGAAGAATATCACTATCGGCCTGCTTATGGCCCTCACACTCTCAACCCCAGCACTTGCTTCTTGGAAGACTGAATTGTTCACCAAGCTTGATGCAGACACTAGCGGGGAAATCTCACTTACTGAATTGACTGGCGCTGGTTGCCGCACTCAGCCTAAGTTCTTTAGCTATGCCGATAAGGATCGCAGCAATGGTCTTAACAAGGCTGAGTTTTTTGACAGCCGAGACCTTCTCGGTCGTTGCAACTAAGGAGACCATCAATGATTAAAGTTTTAATTGAAAATACTGCCGAGGCTATCCAAGCTTCAAAGAAGATTTTTGTAGATACTTTTGTAAAGCATGAAGGTCTAGCAAAAAATATGCATGATTTTGTAGATGCTCAAACCGAATATACTAAAAAAGCAATTGAGGTTGGTTTTACTACCGCCAGCAATATGCATAAGACAGTAACAGATAAGTCGTTTTATACAGAAATTGCAAAGTCTATGCAGGATTCTGCAAAGACTATTTTTAATACACAGCAGAAGAAAGAAAAAAAGTAATAATGACCAATAAAGCACTATATGCGTCTCGCGCCGGGTTTATGACTACAACATCATTGATGATGTTTCTGACCTACGCATTCGTTGTGAGTATTTTGTAACAGGAGTTGTAACATGAGTGACAGTAAATTTCCAGGACTTCCTGAGATTAAGTTCAATAAGAATGGATATGAGATCCGTTCCGATATTTTGGGCCTCGCTGAAAAGCTGGTCATTGAAGAATACAAAGCCAAGCTTCTTGGTTGGGAAGTTTCGCAATCAAAAGACGAGGAAGGTAAGATCGTTACCAAAGTCTCAGCTCCAGAGTTTCCTGGTCTTGAAAAGGTCCTTGAGACTGCTCAAAAGATGTACGATTTCGTAAATCAAAATCCAAAGAAGTAACAACATAATCCCCTTAGAATTAATTTTCTAGGGGGATTTTTTTTGGTTGACATTGGTTACCTATTTTGCTATAAAGAGATATAGCAAGGAGATAGTTCATGGCTCGTTATAATCGTCCCTCTTATAGTGTTAGTGATGTTTTTGCTGCTTCTTGTGCTGCTCATCGTGTTAATGGTGGATATATTAAATATGCTGAATACGATGAAGAGGGTAACGTTGTTAAGCAGCCCAACAAATATGTCATCCGAGAGTTTTTGGTGGGTTCAGCCGAAGTACGTGACGAAGACCGAGACTTCGGTGAAAAGGTTCGTCAATATTGCAGTGGGCTTACATTCAAGGTCATTACTGGTGATCGCATGAGCGAATTCGAACAAGCTATGCTTTCAATCGCTGATAAGGAAACAACCGATAGCAATTATGATATTGCTGTTGCTTCCTCACTCCCTGCTAGCTATGAACGTTCGCTTGTTCGCATTGAACAGGATGTTCGGCTTCGTGAGCATCGTGGTACGTTGAACGAAGATATCGGGAAAAAAGTTGAACTTAATGTCGAAGTTGTGCGCTGTAACTATTCTAACAATTGGGATACTCACTTTGTCACTGCTGTTGTCAATGATGCAGTTGTATTCTTTGCAAGCCGCAACAAGCTTGAACTTGGTTCTAAGTTTCGTATCAAGGGTAAGGTCAAGGCTCACAAGGAAGATCGTACCCAACTTAGCCATGTAAAGTTGATTTAACTTGACATTTACCTTATAATGTAGTATAACAAGACTATGAGCGCAAGTTTTATCAAACAACTGAACGAAGACAACGGCCGTCTGCATAAAGAAGATGTTCTTAAGCAGGCTTTAACTGCTGCCAAGCTTGGCAATACAGTGTCTATCAAGTTCTTGCAGGGCCTCAAGCTTTGCTACAATACATTTGTTACCTTTGGTGTCAAGCAGATTCCTGAAAGTATTGGAATCACTGATGCTGAAAATCCATATAATGAATTTTTTGAACTATTGACTAGGCTCTCAAACCGCGAACTTACGGGCAATGATGCTCGTGATGCTATCGCAGAAATCAGTGAGCGATTTGATAGCGATGAATGGAACCTTTTCTTAGCTCCCATTCTTCGTCGTGATATGCGCAGTGGTATCAGTCTCACGACGATCAATAAGATTTGCAAGGGTACTAATTACGAGATTCCCGTCTTCGCTTGTCAGCTTGCAACTAATAGTGAAAACCGTCCTGAAATGAAGGGTGTAAAGCGTCTTGAGCCTAAGCTTGATGGTGTTCGTGTGTTGATGATGGTTATTCCTCTGAGAGGAATGTTTGACGGAACAGTAACTTGTTATAGCCGCAACGGCAAAATCTTTGAAAACTTCACTCATATTGAAGAACAGGTTCTTAAAAATGTTCGCCAACTTGTTAGTGCTGCTGATCGCACTGTTGGTATGTCTAGTGGAATTCTTAACGAGGGCTTCGTGTTTGATGGTGAAGTAGTTGGTAACAGCTTCCAAGAACTGATGCGTCAGGCTCGTCGTAAAGAGAACGTAGCAGCAGAAGATAGCGTGTTTCATATCTTTGACATTCTTCCTCTCGCTGATTTCAAGCGTGGTCATTGGAACGCACAACTCTACAAGCGCATTGAACTATTGCGTAATATGCAGGGTGCGATTGACAAGATGCCCAATGCAGAGTTGCTTCCTCATCTTCGTGTAAATCTTGATGAACACGAAGGTCGTAGCGTGTTTGAGCGTTATTGTCGTGAAATGGTAGAAGCTGGCTATGAAGGCGTTATGATTAAGGACCTTGAAGCTCCTTATATCTGTAAGCGCAGTACGTTTTGGATGAAGTATAAGCCTACTATTACTGTTGATCTTGAAGTGATCGGACTTGAAGAGGGCACCGGTCGTAACAAGGATCGTTTGGGCGCTCTTGTATGTCACGGGGTAGATAGTGGTAAAGAAATCACTGTCAATGTTGGTAGCGGATTTAGTGATAGTGATCGTGATCAGTTGTGGGAAGACCGTAACTTGATCTTTGGTCGTACTGTTGAAATTCTATGCGATGTTATTACGCAAAATCAAGATGGTACATATAGTCTTCGTTTCCCCCGTTTTATTCGGTTTAGAGATGACAAGTAATGTTTTCGGAATATTCGATAGTATTACAAGGTAAAGACGAAAAATGTACGTTGAAGTACAGCATTAACGATCATAAGTCCGCGCAGGTTTGGGCCGGACTAATGAAAGAATGCGATTCAACCTCATTGCGTGAAAGTCTTGATCCATGGCAAAATTTTCATATTATTGATATTAATCAAAAGATTTTACAACTAGAAGAATTAATTGATCAATTAAATGAGTGGTTGCCAAATGATGAAAAAATTCTCAGAAAGTGGAATTATGACGACCACAAAGAATCTGTAAATAGATTACATGTACATTTCCCTGAACAAGAAAAAACTATTACAGACCCTACTAAGAAAAATCAACTTACCAAATATAACGATTTAATACACGAGATTGAAGAACTTACTTTTAGACCAAATGAGCAGCGTCCTTATCTATTAATCTGCCCAGACGGAATAGAAGATATTCCATTAACTGATTTTTTAAATTTCAGTGCAAAAAGATTTTTTGGGGAATTGTGCCTACACTATTGTCATGTGGGCAGGCATCCGTTTGAGTTGTATTCTGCAGGAGATGTTGATTGTCCGATCGATCAGATCATTCCTCAACATTCAATTAATACATATCATACGCTTCGTTTTTATGATGATAGTTGCTTAGAACAATGGCATATGCAGAAGTTTAAATTTTTTTACAATCAAAGTACAATTAAAAATAAATTTAAATTCAACGATCCTAGATTAACATTTGGATATATTTCTCTAGGAAGTTTAAAATCAGTAAATAATCTTACTGAATATAATAAAGACGAACTAGTTAAATTAGTTAAACATTGTAATACAATCATTAGTTGGTCAGTTACTTAAAGGACAAAAAATGAACATCAAGCTGAAAGCTTTTTTAATCACCATTACTATTCTTGTCGGTATATTCGGTAGTGTCTATACCGCAGTCATTAAGCCACTTGTTTTGGGCATAGTTGTTTCGCTAGTTGTATTCTATGGAATGTATAAAATGGTATTAGATACACTAGAAAGAAAGAACCCACAATGAGTGATTATGAAATCATTTTAGAAGAACCGCCGCAGCGTTGTGAAGGGTGCGGTATTATTGCAGAGACTCGTCCATATGGACTTAACCATGAAGAAATCTGCTTTGATTGTGCTATGAAGGATGAGGCACTTACTGGAATCAGAGCAAAAGAACTATTGTTTGGAGAAGAAGAATGAAGATTATTAAGAACGAAGAACATAAGCTTACCCGTAGCTTCACATATGATATTCCAGATGAAACAATTGAAGGGGCGTTTGGTTCTATCCAGCGTTTTAAAGAAATCGTAAGTCATAATACTAGTGGTTGGAATAACGAACCAGAAGGCGAAGAACCAACTGATGAAGAAGCTGACCTTTTCTATGACTTCTTTGCTGATTATGATTATGAATTAGAAGACGATATTTGGACTGACCGCAAAGGCGGGTATGAAACCAGCTATGAATTAGGCGATGAATAATGGATGAATTTGACGATTACGATCCAGTAAAGGATACTGCTGAGTGGGCAGAAAAGTTACTCGGTAAAGTGCATGTATTTGAGGACGGGGATAGCATCGAAGTTGTTCAAGTAAAGCGCCGAGATACTGGTCCTTGGATTACTTATCACGTTCAGCAAGGACCGGGTATCCCGCGTAAAATGATCATGCAGGCTCAAGAATTTAACGTAACTTACGGTCATCTATTTGGTATTTTAGACTAAATAATAGATGCTTTTAAGAAAAATATTTAGTTTTCCGACTTTAACTCTCCTTGTAGCACTTACGCTTAGTGCCATTGCTGCCTGGTACTCTGTACTGGGCTTGACTGCTATCTTTGCGGCAGCAGTCATTCCAATCATTATCATGGGCGGTTCATTAGAAATTGCCAAAGTTGTAACTACTGTATGGTTACACAAATACTGGGACCGTTCAGGGTGGAAGCTTAAACTTTATCTTATTCCTGCTGTTGTAGCACTTGCATTCCTAACGTCTATGGGGATCTTTGGCTTTCTATCAAAAGCTCACAGTGATCAAACATTAGTCAGCGGCGATGTTGGCGCTAAAGTTGAATTGATTGACGAACGAATCAAGATTTCTCGTGAAAACATTGCTATGAATCAAGT